GCCTCTCCTCTGGTTTTGCCTGTGACACGTGCCACAGCGCCGATTACCTTTGCCAATTGGTCGATTTTTGGCCTTCTGTTATTGGATACCCACAGATTAACACATGCACGGCTTACACCACACATACGAGCAAAACCAGCCTGTGATACCCGATTGTTTTTTAAAATACTTTGTATGTATAAAGCCCATTTGTCGGGCTTCTTTGTTTTATCTTGCATTTTTTATCTCCTTTTTTCTTGACAATGCCCAATATTATTAGCATACTGTTAACGGCGTGTAAACGTCAGACATTTATTTAATGGAGATTTATTTATGTTTTTATTAATTTGGGCCCTCAATAAGGAGGCTCCTATACACAAAGATAATATGATTAATGCCTATGATACTTTGCAAATTGCTTTGGCAGCTGCCAATTGTCAAATGGAAGATTCTATGTTTGAAGAGGTTGTTTTTGAACCAGTGGAAGATTTTAGCTTTGGTTATCACGACGTGATCCAAGCGTGGACTACCAAACAGGGCGAAATACTTATAATTATTAAAATGGAGATTAAAAATGATATCTAATATACAACTGTTTATGCCTTACATTTGTGTTTTCATATTTTTTGTGTTTCCTGGTGTCATTTTATACACCACAAAAAAAGCATTGGTGGAATAGCTCCCCGGCAAATCCCACCAATGCACACAACCACTAACCTATTAAAAGAGCCACAAAATGTAGCTCTTTTATTTTATGTGGATATTCCTTATCTGTCAATTCTATTTTTCAGATCTGATAAAGTCTCGGCAAATGCTTCTAACCTGGTTAACGTCTGAATTAACTTTGTCTCTAATTGCATAATACGCTCTGACAAAGATGTAATCTGTTTTCGAACCTCTTTTTGTGCCTCGTCTCGTTCCAATTGATAATCATTTATGACTTTGGCATATCTGGCTCTTAGATCTTGCTGTTCTTGCTTGTGTTCTTCCCTCAATAATTGAGTGTCTTTTTTTTGCGTAAAGTACAACCAAAACAAAAACGCAGCAAATCCACCTTGGGGCAAAACGTCCATTAATATCTGATTTGTATCCATCGTATTAATCCTCTATTAATGTATATGTAAAACGATTTCCCCAAACCTTTGCCGCTTTGTCGCAAATCTCCATGAAGATGTCAAAGTCATCCGGATCCTTAAAGACCTGGCATCCTGCCGACCATTTTTCAACCACTGCCGATCCGCCTGTGCGTTTGCTGGAACGATGGATATTTATACCAAAATAGCCTTTTATAATAGATTCTGGTTTGTGGTCCAATATCTCGTCTTTGTTGCCATCACGGTAAATTTTTACACTGTTTCCTTGTTGCACCAATGCTGTATATCCTTGGTGCTTGCCTATAATATAAGCTCCTCGATATTGCCCGGCTACCATAATCGCAGTGCCGACCACATACTTAGGATTTTTGATGTGATATAGACCCGGATCTGTCGTTATTGGAAACTTCATCTCTTGCCATTTGTCGGCAACCTTGAAAACACAATAAAGCCAATCATCGAATTTATTTGCAATTCTGCTTTTGGTCCTTACACCAATCAAATTCAAATTATAATCGCCATTTAAAAAAACAACATGCCCAAGGTCGGCAACACGTTCCAATATTAAAGGAATATTATACATTATGTCGGTCCAATGTTACGGGGCTCTCCTGTACCCCTATAATATACCGCCATTGTAAAGATGTCCACTGCTTACTTAACACGGTTACAAAAACGTTATTAAAATATAGATTATCATCTGTTATTTGTATCAAATCGCCAACTCTTATGTAACCATATTGGGCATCTGCCAAATACTCAATCTGCAACATTGGAAAGGCCTTGGATTTTACCAATGTGTGAGCAATAAAAAAGGCGATATCTCTATCATAGACATAATCAGTTTCTATCGTTTGCTCCAATATGCCAAATTTGTTTGTGCTTATCTGGCTATATATATCTTGTCTTTGCTCCTGATTATTTTCATCGACATGTCCAATTCTTGCAACCATACTATAATCTTGGTCTAATCCATTTTTGGCAAATCGAATTGTTACTTTGTTAATCAAATCGCCAATTGCTTCCGATGTTGTAATTGGTCCGCTTTGGTAAAAATCACGTCCTACAATAATATGTGATGATGCTTGCAAATATGTACTACTGTACACCAAAGCCAACAATGGACGGATGCCTTTGGGCCCGCTTTGTACCTCAATCGGCAAATATGGCAAAATCTCATTGTTTAGCCAATCCCACGACGTCACCTCGGCATTATTAACATAACCCGCAAATTTGTACGCATTAATTACGTTTGCGATATTTCCCCAAGCTCCATAATCCACCGTTTGCTTTGACAACAAAAGCGCATATCTACAAATATCTCCTGCCTTGCTTAGAGGGCCATCGCCAAAGGGATTTGCAAAACCTCCGCCATTATCCCATTTTACCCACCATTCCGAAACGGCGGCGTTTTCATCTCCTGCGGTTAATAGCTTGCCAGGGTATACAATAGAGGAGCCCGTAACATCTACATAACTGTAGGCATTGCCATTTGTGTCTACTCCTGCAACCACTGCAAATGTGGCAATATTGCCAGCTTGGTCTTTGATCTTCACTTGCGTTGCTTCCACGGCATGGCCTGCAATAAGCATGTGATAATTGCCCGCCTGTTTTCTGGACATATACGCAGGAGTACAAAACGTTTCCACTACTGCGCCTGTGGCATTGCGTGGAATTCCAGGTTGGCCAAATACAAACGGGTAGGGTTTGCCTCCTGCCGTTTCCTCGTCATGGTTTGCGAATGTTTGCTCTGTTATGATTTGTTCAGGATTAAGAAAGGTTTGCGAAAAATCATATGGTCTTAGCTCGATGCTAAAAGAAGCAAATCCCTTTGGCTCCTCTGGGTCACCAATTACAGGTTGATTAATTTTACCAACAAATACAATTTGCCTTTCTTCGTAGGTCGTTATTATGTTTCCGTTTTGCTCCAAAACATAAGACAATTCCGCCTGACATGCGTCCAACGTATACCCTTTTCTCCACTCCAAAATCAAATCAATATTATCAAACACCACAGCACAAGAAACACTATTGCTCTCCACGTCTACACCAATCAAATTGCTTTGCTCGCTATAGGTGAAATCACGCAAATCACCATCAAAAGAATATCCCCCAATGCTAATTTTTTGCTCTGCAAATCTATACGTTTGCCCCTGATACTCAATCAAAAGCAAAAATATAGGCTGTTTTCCAATTGCCTCCTGTGGTGTGTACATTATCGCACCTCTCGCAATACAATACTACCAACACGCATAACCTCATCCCGTAATTCATCGCCCAAAACATTATCTATTGATACAGGGCCCTCTATTGTGCAAAGTGCGTGCTCCATGCGTCTATTTAGCATTGCCGTTGTGGTTGGATTTGTCACAGTAGTGATTTTGGGCAAATACACCAAAGCATTTTTTGGGCCTTGGGCATATTTGATAACTCCAAGCATTGCCGTTGGTGCATTGTTAAGGGCTGCAATAGGGTTATATGTCGCATTGTTTGCAAAACGATAAAAATTAGGATTTGCATTGGTTACAAATAGGTCTTGGATGTCAACACCCTCAGACCATGCAATTCTAAAAGTACGCCCTTGGGCTTGGTTGTCTCGTGTTCTTTGTGTGCCGTCGTTTGCCTCGTCTGTGGTTACGTTGCTGTCAAATGTTATCCCTCTGCCTCTTGAGTATTGATATGTTGGGATAATCACAGGACCAATGCAAGCATTGCCAATGTTAAAATAATTCTCATTGGTTTGCTGTGCTTTTATGGTGATGCGTATCGCTGCCAGGCTTGCTCCCTTTAAATCCATCAACACAGTACAAGCATTTGGAACAATTTTTATGTTACCGCTTGCCGGATCTGAGTTATTGGCATCTGCCATTTGTAGCACTGCTTTTTTTGCTGTGGAGATATTTGCAAATACTCCCTCGCTATTGCTTCTTAATTTGCGGACCACTGTTGTCTCGCCACTTTGCAATATTACATACCAATCTCGGCACTCGTCAAATTGGAGATATGGACCCTGTGCATCATTGCAAATAATACTTGGCCCAATCCGGTTAAAAGTCCCGCTGTACACCTCATTATTGAACGTTCCAATATTGACCCAACTTGTACTGCTTGCATCGTATCTGTGAACGTCAAATTCTCGAAAATTGATATTTGTGAGCGATACGCCACACAGATCATTGCCAAATAATGCATCGTCATTGTTTGCAATATTGGTATCTAAAAACATAGCAATTTTTTCTTCGGGAATTGCTCCTGAGCCGACTGCATTGCTGCGCCATGATGTTTTTGGACTTGGGCTATTTTGATAAAATATCCTATCAATTGGATAATCAAAACTTGTTACTATGTTGTAATTATCCCCCTCATAAGCAGGGCCCTCAATAGTGGTTATCCGCATGCCTCCCGTTATGTAATCATATTGGCCCGTAGGTGGATACAAACGCCCCTTTAACTGTGTTGGGTTTGTCTGTCCTGTGTGCAAGCCCTCGCCTGTCGTTGCATCGTTTGAATAGTGGAATTCATACCATTCCGTATCAAGTGGCGTTGCTCCCAATGCTAAGCCAGATAAAACACCAAAACGAATACGAGCGTTTGCAATACCGCCGCCGCTTGTTAGCGTGCTTGTGCTGGCAACAAGTACCCATTGTTTTTCTGTTTTGCTCGCTACCATTGCCCACAAATGCACGTTTGCATCATCCATTGTCAAAAGTATGTCTACCTCTGCATTTGCCCCAAAGCTATAATGTGAGCCCACTTGTGCCGATCCGTGTACATCATACAATGCCAATTTATTGTGCTCTATGTATACCGCTGCCCAATATATGCCGCTTCTGTACTCCAATCCACGGCCCCCGGTTAGTGTACCTGTGTTTGTGGTCGGTTTTAATCTTGCTCTGATTATTATTGGTGTGTTTGCTGTAAGCGATGGAGATTCATAATATTTTGTTTGTCCTGTGGTGCATGATATTGTAATTTTACCACTGCCGAGGGTGGCCGTTCCTCCTCCCGTTTGTGTGTAGTGGCCTGTATCATTTGGTAAATCAAACGGTAACCAAATATATTGCCATCCTGCGTAATCCCAGCTTTGCGGATATGATGACATTTGAGGCATTGTAACCGCACTATAACCACCCAACATAGCCGCACAAATTGACGCTGTGTATGTGGTTGTAGCTCCTTGGGCCTTGAAATTATGAAATACAATTTGTCGACCTGCTGCGCTACATCCACAATGTGCGGTAATCATTGTGTTTGCTGATCCTATATC